CTTGCAAGAAGGCGGCGAAGAAAGAATAACAGCACAATATGGGGATGAATCGGCTCTTCCAAAACCAAAAGGGACAACAAGCGATCCTGTTTATAGAGAACTATTGAGACGTGAAAAGCGTTGGAGAAAGATTGAGGAATATGAACGGAAAGTGAAAATGATTCAAGATCGCATCCACGTCATTCAAGATGAACGTGAATTTGAGGTGCTTAACTGGTTGCTTGATGGGAAAAGTTATCGTTGGATAGGTCATCATATGGGATTATCCTTCTCTCATATTAGAAGAATCAGAGATTCGATTGTTGAGAAGTTAGCAAATGTTCCAAATGGCACGAATGGCACAAAGGGCACAAACGAAACAAAATTGATTTCATGATTTCGGTGATTGTATCATGGAAGGCAGGACAGGGAGGCGGAAACCTCCCTGGTTGGTAAGCCATCTAATTGATCAAAGCGCCACCTTTCGGTGGTGTTTTTTGGTTTTTAAGTAAAAAGATGCAGGAAAATAGACTCCTTTTGTCGAAGCCTGATGACGAAGGGAGAGTGATAATATGGCACTTATAGACCATAATGTTTCAATTGAATTAGAAATGGCAGCTAGAAAAGCGTTAAACATACCATCTAGAGGAGGGTTATATGGAGTTATTGATGCTGATTACATCGATCGAGTTGGTCGAGCATATACAGTGTTAGTAGCTTCTGTTTCGCCTTATTACAAGGATGGAGATTCAAAAGCGCAAGCAAAAATAAACAATTTTCTTGAAAAATATTATTTCCTAGGGGAACCTGATACTTCTAAAGAGGAATATACTCAAGGAGTAAAAGAAGCTGCTAAAGAATTAAGAAAACTTATAGACGAGTTGAGAAAATAAAAAGCTTTATATTTTTAAGCATCTCATTCGAGGTGCTTTTTTATATTTGGAGGGAAAGCAATGATCCCAAGCAAAGTTCAAGTGGATAGAATTGATTACAAATTGATTAGGGTCAAATGGTATAATTAGGCTATGCAAAAAAACGAAAAGTTGGTGAAATGGCATGAAATATGTTTTACGGTACCTTCATGCCATGAATGAGGGACCAGAATATCATGTTGCTGTGAATGAGACAAAAGAGGAATTCGATACGTTAGACGAAGCGATGGAAAAATGGCATTGGCTTTGGGAACACACCGACAGCACGATATATGATATTACTCATGGTGATAAGGTTTATACATTCAGTGATTTTAACGCTTGGTGCGAAGAAAAAGAAAATGAAATCAAAGGGTGGATAACAATGGGGAATAATTTAGCTTTCCCGGCATGGAAAACGGCCGACACGATCATTAGCCATATTGTTGATGATATGTTTGGAGTAGTTACTAAATCGAAAGGGACGAATTTGACGCTACAACTTCTTCCTGAAGAGGCTGTTGATCTTGTTCCGATTGAAGATCGGACGAAATTCCAATCTTTATATGCCATTTTTTTACATTGGTTACGTGAGAAACATGCTATTCCAGATTTGGAAAGTATTTTGTATATGCCAAATGAACGATCAACAAAAGAGCAGATTTTACACCACATTATGCAGAAGTTTACAGAGATAGAGGCAACTTACAATATGAGTGTTAAAGAGATCTTAAAAGGAATTTTTGGTGTTTTACCTTATGCATATCAGCTGCCAGAAGAATTAAAAGGCATATATGAAAACGAAAGTCATCCTTAAAAGGGTGGCTTTTTCTTTTGCTCCAAAACAAACGAATAGTAGCTGGAGGTGGGTGAGATGTAGTGGTCGACAAAAAGGAATTAGCTTATCAGGATTACCTAAATGGCATGAAATATAAAGAGATTGCCGAAAAATACGGAGTCACCATAAACACGGTGAAGTCATGGAAAACCCGTTATAAATGGTCCCGTGATGGTGTGCATACAAAAGAAAAAAGTGTGCACACAAAGAACAAGCCTAAAAAGGCACGAGCTCCCAATAAAAAAGAAACGGAAGAGCCTATTGTTGAATCGGGCGATTTAACCGATAAACAAAGGCTTTTTTGTATGTATTACGTTAAATATTTTAATGCTACAAAGGCATATCAGAAAGCATATGGATGTGATTATTTTTCTGCCAAAGCGCATGGTTACAAACTGTTGCAAAATGTTGCCGTTAAAGCGGAAATCGATAGGCTAAAAAAAGAATTGGCAGAAGGAATTATGTTAGACGCAACAGCTGTTCTCCAAAAATACATCGACATTGCCTTTGCTGACATCACGGACTTTGTTGAATTCGGAACAGAAACAATACAGGGAGATGAGTTTACAGAAGAACTAACAGGTGTTGACCAATCTTATACTGCAAATTATGTCCGTTTTAAAAATGCCGCCGAAGTTGACGGAACCATAATCACAGAAGTGAAACAAGGCAGAGATGGTGTGTCTATCAAGCTTGCTGACAAAATGAAGGCTTTGGATAAGCTTGCCCAATACTTCGATCTATTCCCGGATAAATTTAAACGACGAATCGAGGAAGAGAAATTAAAACTCGCCCAACAGCAAAAACAACAGGTAGAAGTAGAAACTCCAATTTTTGTGGATGATGTTGATGAAGAAGATTAGCATAAAAAAACTTATTGGCGGTGGATACAATCGCTTTTGGCATAATAAAAACTTCTACCGTGTTGTGAAGGGTTCACGTGGATCGAAGAAATCTAAAACAACAGCACTAAACATTATTTACCGCATGATGAAATACAATTGGGCAAATACTTTGGTAGTTCGGCGTTTTTCAAACACGTTGAGGCAATCGGCTTATACAGACTTGAAATGGGCCATCAATCAATTAGGTGTATCTCATCTTTGGAAAACCAATGAAAGCCTTCCGGAACTAACTTATTTGCCGACTGGACAAAAAATCATCTTCCGTGGTCTCGACGATCCTTTGAAAATTACTTCAATCACCGTTGATGTTGGTATTCTTTGTTGGGCATGGTTCGAGGAAGCATATGAAATTGAATCAGAAGATAAATTCAGGACCGTTGTTGAATCTATTAGGGGTTCATATGATGATCCAGAATTCTTCAAACAAGTCACTGTCACGTTTAACCCTTGGTCGGAGCGTCATTGGTTGAAACGTGTTTTTTTTGACGAAAAAACAAGAGAAGATGACACTTTTGCTATTACAACGACATTCAGAGTGAATGAATGGCTAGATGACCAAGACAGGAAACGATACACCAGTCTTTATAAAACCAACCCAAGACGTGCAAGAATTGTTTGTGATGGTGAGTGGGGCGTTGCAGAAGGTCTTGTTTATGAAAACTTTGAAGTAAAAGAGTTTGACGTTGAATCTATTATTCATCAAACTCAAGCAACAAGCTATGGACTGGATTTCGGCTATGTGCATGACCCGACAGCGTTTGTTGCAATGGCTGTAGATCAAAAAGAAAAAGTCATCTACATTTTTGATGAACTCTATGAAAAAGGATTAAGCAACCAAAAAATCTATGAAAAACTGGTTGAAAAAGGCTATAAACGTAGTCTGATCATTGCTGATTCCGCAGAACCTAAATCAATTGATGAATTAAAGCGATTAGGATTAACTCGAATTAAAGGAGCTGCAAAGGGAAAAGATAGCGTCATGCACGGCATTCAGTTCATTCAAAACTATAAGATTGTGATTCATCCAAAGTGCGTACACTTTATTGAAGAAATCAACAACTATGTGTATGACAAAGATCGAGAAGGAAATACACTTAATAAACCAATCGATGAGTTTAACCACTTAATGGATGCGATGAGGTATGCAATGGAAGTGTTTACTGGAAAAAGGAAAGTTCGTGCTGTTCCGTCTCTTTATTAATGTTTTTTATGGTCTCTAAATCGAAAACATGTATAAAAACTTGCATAAAAGCGAGGTGAGAAAATGAAACGATCTACCATCCAATTGGACATTAGTGGAATTCAGCAAGAGGAAGCGATCAAGAAGATCATAGATTGGCATCGTCCGCATCATATAAAAATGATTCAGCTCTTTCGTCGATATTATGGAGATGTGCCGATTAAACAAAGACAAATAACGGATCCAAAGAAGCCAAATAATAAATTGGCACATGATTACAGAGGATACATTATAGATCAAGTGGTAGGCTATTTATTCGGTCAGCCTATCTCCTATCAAATCGACAAGCGATTTTATTCAGATGATCAATTTAATAAGGTTAAGGACAAACTTTCCCGTTTTAATACATTAAACATGGTGGATGATTTAGATGGGGAACTCGGAAAGATTATGAGTATTTGCGGCTATGCTTCGCGGCTTCTTTACGTTGATACGGATGGGAACGAAAGAATCATGAATGTTTTCCCGTGGGAATCAGTCTTTATTAAAAACAATGAGGATGTGACTAACGCCTTACGTTACTATCCTGTTACTGATTTAGACGGGAACACAACTACAAAGGTTGAATGGTATGACAAGGAAAATATTTATTTTTATACGTTTAATGGTGATGAATTAACACCAGATCAAAACAAACCATCTCAAAAACATCTTTTTGATTATGTTCCACTTATTCTATTTCCCAATAATGATGAAGAAATTGGCGACTTCGAAAAAGTGGAATCGCTCATAGATGCATATGACAAAATTAACAGCGACAGCGTAAATGAAATTGAGTCGTTTGCTAATGCTTACATGGCATTTAAGGGAGGATCTATTGAGAAAGAAACCATCGATCGAGCGAAACAGACCGGTGCTTTCGAGGTGCCGGAAGATGGAGATATTTTCTTCATCACAAAGAACATCAATGATACCTTTGTGGAAAACAACAAGAAAACACTAAATGAAAACATCCACAAGTTTTCAGCAAGTGTTGATATGTCCGATGAAAAATTCAGTGGAAGTGCTCAAACAGGGGAGAGCCGTAAATGGAAAATGCTTGCCTTAGAAAACAAGGCAGGCAAAAAGGCGTTGAAGTTTAGCAAGGGTCTAAGGGAACAATTCAAAGTGCTTTGCAGCGCGTGGCAAAAGAAAAACATCGATTTGAACTATCTCGACATTTTCTGGGAGTTTAAAAGAAACGTTCCGATTGATCTTCTTTATATCTCTCAATACGCTTCGCAGATGAAAGGGATCCATTCAGATCGGACGTTGCTGTCACAAATTCCTTACATTGACGATGTGGATTATGAAATGGATTTGATGCAGCAGGAAAAGGAAGAAAGCATTAATTTAGATCATTTTAGCAACCAAGATCACGCTCACACAGATACAAATCTTAATCAAGGAGCGGTTGAAAATGGCAAAATACCGCAAGAAACCAGTGGTAATTGAAGCCATTCAATGGAATGGTGATAATTGGCTTGAATTAGATGAATTTATTGGCGATTATCCGCATGAAACATATCCAAAGGATGGAATTATTAAAGTTCAAACATTAGAAGGGATAATGACAGCAAACATAGGGGATTACATTATCAAAGGTATAAACGGTGAGTTATACCCTTGTAAACCTGATATTTTTGAAAAGACATATGAAAGGGTTGCTGAATAAATGGCTGAAATTGTCTCTCTAAACAGCAATTCTGTATCTGCCATGATTCATAAGCTCACAGAATTGTATCATGATGGGCAGATTGAAGGGTTGGTAATGGGCGTGAAGTTAAATAATGGTGAATTCATATGCGGATTCACGAATACGATCAGCTACCTTGAGAAATTAGGCCTTTCTCAAGTGATTATTCATGATGTTCATTATGCGGCGAATGAAGAATAAGTGAGGTGTAGTAAATGGCCAGAGTTGTTGAAAGGAAAAATTTAAGTAAACACCTGCCGGAAATTGTCTTTAATGAAAAGCTGAAAAACTTAACAGCGGAACAAATCGATAGTATAGCTATAATGATGGAGATTGCTTATCAGAAAGGGAAAGAGGACGCTCTTAAAACCGTCGAAGTAGTTGATCAAACCAAAATTCAAAAAGCAGTGAAGGAGGAAATCGATAAAATGTATAATAATTTACGTAACCATACTTTAATGATATGACTCTATAAAAAGGGAGGCATATGAATGTTTTATATGCAGTTCGTAGCATTTAGGGGAAATACAGTAGTCGGGCAAGGCGGTCATTTATCTGAAACTGCAGAGGAATTAGACAAACAGTTTTTTACACTGGGTCATGATTACTTGCGCACCTTTGCGGGTGATAAGGTATCGGTGTTTTTGTTTGATCCAAATGAAGAAGTGTTTTACAAAAAAGGTGAATTCAAAGAAGAAAATGGGGAATTGGTTTATTTGCCAACTGATCCAGTAAATGTGGTAAAGGTATCGGGAAAAATAGAATAAAACAATAAATAAATTTGATTGCCAATGCACTTTCCAAAAGGAAGTGCTATTTTTATTGCCTTTTTTCGTTCTGCAGGCGTTAAAGAACAGGACGAATATAAAAACATTAATTGAACTTTGCAGGGGCTTATACAGCAACTGTAGAGGGCAAGGAGGATATGAAAATGGAAATCAAACAACCGTTTAATAAATCTTTAACACTACCGTACCGTCTCAATCTTCAATATTTCGCGGAAGGTGGGGACGGCGGCGATGGTGGAGGCGACAATCCACCAGCAGGACAACAGCAAGGTGGAGATGGAGGACAACCGACTCCACAAGGCGAACCGGGCAACGCACAAGGGTTACAACTAACACTTGACGCGGTGCAACAGTTCGTGAACGAAAACGATGACGCGAAAAAGTGGTTGCAATCACTCACGGATTCAAGGGTAACGGAAGCAATTAAAACCTATGAGAAAAAGACGCTGCCGAAAAAACTTGAGGAAGAGATTGCAAAGCGTTTTCCTCCGGAGACTCCTGAACAAAAGCAACTCCGTGAGCTGCAGCAAAAACTTGAACAAATCGAGCAAGAAAAGATTCGTGAGTCGTTACGTAATAAAGCTTTGTCTTTAGCGACTGAAAAACAGCTTCCTACTAAGTTAGTAGATTTCTTTATCGGTCAAGATGAGGAAACTACTGTAAAAAATTTAGGCATGTTAGAAGAAGTATTTTCGGCTGCGGTGCAACAGGCGGTAGAAGCTAAGTTCAAAGAAGGAGGACGTAATCCAAATCCACCTTCAGATCCAGGGCAACCACTGACGAAAGAAGCAATTGAAAAGATGACACCAGAAGAGATCAACAAAAACTGGGAGCAAGTTGAGAAATTTTTACAAGGAAAATAGGAGGTTTGATGATAGATGGCAATTGACAATTTTATTCCTACAGTTTGGAGTGCTCGTTTGCTTCAAAACTTGCAAAAAACATTGGTTTATGGACAAGCTGGAGTTATTAACCGCGACTATGAAGGGGAAATTCGCAATTTTGGCGACACTGTGACAATCAACAACATCGGTCGTATTTCTGTTGGTGATTACACGAAAAACAAAGATATGGACGATCCGGAAACACTAACTGATGAAACACGTACCCTTGTAATTGACCAAGCAAAATATTTTAACTTCCAAGTGGATGATGTAGATAAAATTCAACAAAATCCAAAACTTATGGATGAAGCAATGCGTGAAGCGGCTTATGCGTTGCGGAATGCAGCCGATCAATTTATCGCTTCTCACTATGTCGATGCGCTGCATAAAATTGGCGACGATACAACTCCGGTTGAGCCAACGAAAAACGATGCTTATGAATATCTAGTTGACTTATCCGTTAAATTGGACGAAGCAGATGTACCGGAACAAGGTCGTTTTGTCATCGTTCCGCCTTGGTATGAAGGATTAATGCTGAAAGATGACCGTTTTGTAAAAGCGGGTAACTTACCTTCTGATCAACGCTTGTTAAACGGTGTAATCGGACAAGCTGCCGGCTTTTTAGTCTTAAAATCCAACAATACACCAAAAGTGCCAGCGGACACCGAAACGGGTGTTAAAGAGAATTATAAAATCATTGCTGGCCATAACATTGGCTGGTCCTTTGCAGAACAAGTAAACCAAGTGGAAGCTTACCGTCCAGAAAAACGATTTGCTGATGCTGTAAAGGGCCTTCATTTATACGGTTGCAAAGTAATTAGAAGTGAGGCTTTAGCTGTATTAAGTGCTAAACGTCCAGCATAATGCTGTCTAGTTATTGGACAGCCTATTATTTTTGCAACAGGAGGTGCATGTAATGTGGGTTAGAAACACCAAAACAGGCCATGTTTGGTTTGTTTCCGAAGGACAAGGTAAACGATTGCTAAGAACAGGAGTTTACGAGGAAACGGAAGCTCCTAAAACCAAAACAAAGCGGTCAAGAAAAAGTGATGTAAATGAGCAATCTGAATAAGTCGGCAGAAGAGATCAATCGAGCTCTTGGTCAACGATTACAAAAGAGCGATCGCGAAATCGCAAGACGATATGCCAATACGTTAAACGAAATTCGACAAGCGCTCTCCAAGATTTACGAGAAATATGAAACAGGCGGCGTCCTAACATATGCGGAAATGGCTCGATATGACCGTCTGAGGCGTTTTTTACGAGAAATCGATAGATTACTCTCGACTCATTATAAAAGCCTGAAATCGGTCATTTATGACGTTCTGGGGGAGTCTTATCTCGATGGTTATTACCTTACGGCCTGGGCAGTAGAAACGGACACATTGAGCCGCCTTGCTTATTCTACTGTTGCTGCAGAAGTTATCACAGCAATGATCGAGAATCCGATAAGCGGTTTAACCCTTTCAGATCGATTGGAGAAACATCGTACCGATATCATCTACACAATCCAGCAAGAGATTACGCGAGGTCTTGTTAAAGGTGAAACATATGGTACTTTGGCCAACCGAATCAAAGGTGCTCTTGAAGGCGATACCGTGAAAGCCATGCGGATTGTCCGAACGGAAGCGCATCGGGCGAGTGAGTCAGGAAAGCTGGATTCTGCCATACATGCTCATAAGAATGGCGTCATCATGCTGAAAGAATGGAACACCATGCAAGATGAGCGTGTTCGCCCTGGTCGTGGAATCGGGAAGAAAGACGCCAAACATGCGGCAAATCATCGAATGCTTGATGGGAAGAAAATTCCCGTTGATGAGGATTTTAACGATGGATTAAGTAAAGGGAAGGCTCCTGGGCTACTTCCTGCTGCTGGTTCATCGATTAATTGCAGATGTTTTTTAACCTATTCAGTCCAATCAATTCAGAAACCTGATGCAAAAGAACTCGAAAACATGACGTTTGAGCAGTGGAAAAAGGAGCGGTTGAAAAAATGAAGAGGACCGTTGTAATCGGATCTGTTTCACATATTTACGAGGGTACACCAGAAGAAATTTACCGGTTAATGGATATGGAAGAAAATAGATTCAAGCATAAATTTGATTTAAATGTAAACATTAAACCGAATTTTAAAGCAGGCATAGGTGAGCCAGAATCTACAGTATTTTCAGATTCCGCAAGTCAAAAAGCATTTTAGCGTTTTCACCTGCCCGATATGGCTGTTTCATGTGATAGATGATTGAATGAAGGAGAGGCTGAAAAATGGATAAAAACTTCACTGTTAGTGTTGACGTGAAGAATCTTGATGTATATAAAGGGCTCTTAAATATTACGCAAGAAATCCTTGAGGATGAGCGCATTTCGATTGATGTAAGAAATGGATATTTAGCAAAGCTCCATTTGCTTCTACAATCCTAACGCCAAAAAACAAAGGATGATGCTAATGACGTTAGATGAATTAAAGATTCGTCTCAAAATCCCAATCGAAGATACGTCACAAGATGCATATTTACAAGTGGCTCTGGAAGATGCTATAGATCAAGTTCAAACATATTGCAATAACCAGTTTTTAGACGAAAACGGAGTATTAAGCCTTCCACCTGCAGTAAAACAAGCTATTGCCAAGCTGGTCAAAGCTTATCAAGAAAATAGCAATGTTGCTTCTCAATCACTTGGTGACATGAGCAAATCCTTTTTCGAAGGCGGCACTATGAATGAAGTAAATCGTATACTTGCTCCTTATCGGAAGGTGCGGTTCATATGAGAAAAAAGATCGTGATCACGATCAAAGACACTGGGGACATGAGTGAGATCATCAAGAATATTGAAAAATTGAAGTCTAAAAAGATTAAAGTTGGTGTGTTTAGTGGTGAAAAACACGAAAACAGTGAAATAGATATGGCTGATCTTGCCCGTATTCATGAGTATGGAATGACCATCAATCCAAAAAACGGAAAATATTTGGCTATTCCTTGTCATCCTAAAGCGAAAGGGAAAAGTCCTCGTGATTTTAATGACCTATTCTTCATTGAAACTGAAAAAGGCAATGGACTGTTAGCAAAGGAGAAAGGAAAAGACAGCTTTGACGTTTATTTCGTTTTGGTGAAATCCGTTACCATTCCAGAACGTTCTTTTTTGAGAAGTGGTTACGACGAGAACATCGATAAAATCTACAAAAAAATAAAAGATATGATGCCAGACGTAATCGCAAATGAAATAGATCCTGAATTTTTTATGGATTCTATTGGCGAAGAATTCGCCGGGCTGATTAGAAAAAAATTAGTTTCGATTAAGAGCCCACCAAAATCAAAAGTAACATTAGCTGCAAGTCCTGGGAAAACCAATCCATTACAAGATACTGGTCAATTAGTAGAATCTATCAGGCATGAGATTGAATAGGGGTGGAATGATGGACAAACCCTTTGAATTTTCTGACTTTGTTGAGGAATTTAAGGTTCCATTTACAGCATTTCCAGCTGTTCAGTCCGAAGATGTAGAATGGCAGGATAACGGTGATCCAGTTCCGAGTGGAGTAGACCCTGTTCCTATTCAAATGGAAGGCATCATTCTTCCAATAACGGAAGACGATTTGCGATACGCTGAAATGGGAACCTATAGCGTCAAAGACAAGAAGATTTATACGACACAGCCTTTAGAACTTGGCCAGGTGATTGAATATAAAGGCGACAAATATACCATTCAATCATTCAAGGATTACAGCGACTATGCAGATGTTTATATCTATTTGGCGAGGTATCGGGAAAAATGAATATTCAAGCCATAAAAGATATGATTGCCCGTATCAAACAAGATACGGGCATTACTATTATCAAAGCAAATACGACATACAAGCCGCCACCGTTGCCGTATGCCGTCTATAATATCACTTCATCTTATATCAAAGAGCGCGGGCGTGGGGTTGTGACACAGTATTCGGATGACTCTGGATCATATGAAAAACGGTCCGAACAATATCGCATGACCATTTCCTTTAATGCTTATGCAGAGGATAACGAAACCACTATGGAGTTAGCAATCAAGCTCCATCAGTGGTTTTTATTTTTGGGTCAAACCTTCTTACGAGATAACAATCTAGCGGTCTATCAAGTTGGAAACATCGAAGATCGCACCACTTTTCTAGTGGATTCTTACGAATATAAGCATGGATTTGATGTTCAGCTGAGGGCTACTGATGAACAGATCCGTCAGCTCACTGAAACAATAGACAAAGTCAATATAGGAGGTATGTAGAGTGCCATTACAAGATGTAACAGTAACCATTGACTTGCAAAAGCCTTCCGGCCTGATCGGGCTTGGAAAGCCACTTATACTCGCTGAAAAAGCAGGAGAAAGTTTTTTTAAAAATTATAGTGATATTACAGCCGTGAAAGCTGATTTCGATGAAAACACCAATGCTTACAAGAAAGCTGCAGCTGTCTTTGCTCAAAAAGACCGTCCGAAAGAGTTGGCCATTGCCACTTATGATCCAGCTTCAACAGACGGACCAACTTCTGCTACAACTGCGGTTGAAAAATATTTCGGTAACGATTGGTTTTTTGTGATTACAGCAGATGCTGATCAAACCGATCAAATAGCTGTGGCTGATTTCGTAGAGGGCCAAAAATTCAAAATGTATGTCGTCAAGACAACAGATGCAACGGCTCGGCAAGCATTTAAAGCGAAAAACTATGAATACGTGATCGACTTTTATCATCCGACAGCTGAAGAGGAAGCCGATGCGGCTTTGGTTGGAGAATTGGGCTCACAAACAGTTGGTTCTATTACGTGGAAGTTTAAAACATTGACAGGAATTACACCAATTGATGTTACCTCTGATGAATTGGCTGCTATTCATGCGGATGGTGCTATTGCTTATGTCACAAAAGCAGGTATCCCGCAAACTTCAGAAGGCATAGTTGTATCCGGAGAGTACATCGATGTTATGCACGGAAAAAGTTGGATCAAAACAAACATCGAAAACAGCATCCAAACAGCCTTTTCTAGCAACAAAAAAGTGTCTTTTGACAATAAAGGTATTAGCTTGCTAGAGGGACAGATTACAACCGTATTGCAGCAAGCATTTATAAACGGAATCATCGCTCAAGATGACGATGGAAAACCGTTATATACCATTACGGCTAAATCAAGAAGCGAAATTCCTGAAGAAGAACGGAATTCACGTGTTTATAACGGCTTATCCTTCTCTTTTGAATTGGATGGCGCTATTCACGAAGCAAATATCACAGGACAAATCTTAGTTTAGGAGGTTGATAGAACATGCCTACAACTTATGATCCGAATGAAGTAACACTTACGCTTGATGGAGTTTTTATCACGGGGTTCCAAGATGGAACTTTTATTGAAGCTTCCAAGGATGAAGATAATTTCAATACAAAAGTCAGCGCCCAGGGGGACGTGGCAGTTGCATTTACGAACAATCCTTTGGGTACGATCACATTCACTTTGTCACCTGTCAGCCCTTCTCTCTCGTATGTAAGACAACTGGCTGATCGGCGGACACCGTTCCCGGCATGGGTAAACCGAAGCGGTGGGGAAGTAAATGAAAAAGCAGGTGGAACAATGGCTCTGATTAAGAAAAAATCAGGGATGAGCTTTTCTGATGACTTAGAGGATCGAAAATTCGAAGTGCAAGTGTTGGATTATATTGAAGAGTGATGATGTTGAATGTCCAAAAAGAAAAATGCAAGAAATAAGAAACCTAGTAATCTTACGAAGCAGTCCAATCGGGCTGCTTCTTTGAATTTACAGCGAAAAAATTTACGAAAAGGAGAGGTTTTTAAAATGGCAAAAATCGGAACTCAAAAACAAGTAGAAATCGAAGGAGTAGTTTACACATTGCAATATCCTGGAGCTCGTGAACGTATGAGAATTCAAGACAGAGCGCAGCTTGAGGGCGGAAGGATGTCTAGTGAAAAACTCGCTGAGGAACTTTTCAAACATGTGATTGTCGATCCTAAGGTTTCTTTCGAATATTTCGATGGAAACGACGAAAAAGGGATTGAACCTCATGAAGGGTTAGATGAGCTTCTCGAAGAAGCCATGAACTTTCTTAAATCTGGAAGATAACAATCTCGATAAAACCATTATTCGGCAAGAAGTAGAGAAAGACTGGCTGTTTTATCGGCCGATCGTTGAAGGTGTCATTTCTTATACAGAAGCGTTGCAGATGTCCAGAAGGCAACTCGCCAAAATCAATATGGCTTTGGACATCAAAGCCCAAAATAAAGCCAAAGGTATGAAAGGCAAATAAAAAATAACGTATGAAAGGAGGTAAGCCATGAGCCTCCGAGATATGACGGTGGACATCGGTTTTCACGCCGATGCTTCACCGTTAAATAAAATGAACAAAGCCATGAATGACTTTGCGGGTACGACCAATAAGGCCGCAAGGGAAATGCAAAGAATGTCCAAAGTGGTGGACATTGCATACGCAGGAATGATTGATGAATCCAAAGCGTTCGTTAATCAGTTTTCCCGTCAGAGTGATGTTATTCGTAAACTTGCTCGTGATTCTGGTATGAGTGCTACCCATCTGGCAGAAGCCTGGTCTGATATGAGTCTCGATATGAGAAAATCGCTCATTCAAAACCATAATGAAATGCGGAAATTCAGAATGGATTTGCTGAATTCCGAATTTGAAATGCGCAAACTTGGCATGCAGATGGGGCGCTATACGGGGACTACGGATGAGTTTATGGCCGAGATTCGAAAATTAGGGAAAGAGCATAAAAAAATCACTGATCAAATGATCAATAGCAACCTTTCCATGCGGCAGGGAATGATCGAATCTATTGCCACTATGACCGCGATGTCGAGTCAGAGCGAAAAGATTACTAAGATCTACGGACGGATGAATAATGCGCTTTTGGATGTCAATAAGCCATTCCTCAAAATAACAAGCGGCTTGGCTAGGATCGCCCGCGAAGGAAATGCCGCACAGTTAGCCTTAAAAATGCTTGGGCCGAACGCTAAAATGAAAGATCTTCAAGATACCATTGCGGTGATTAACCAAGGAATTATGCGGCAACAATCGATCCTAATGGTTGCAGGAGCTGCATGGTTAGGGTTTACGGCGATCGTGGCAAATGCAGCACTTGGACCCGATCCAGAGAAAGTAAGGCAACAAGAAGCGGATTTAACCAAAATCTACCGTGATGCTTGGAATCAACGTGTTGAGGAAGTCTCCAACTTTGTTGGATTGTTTGAAAAAGCGTCGATTCCAAAAGTAAAAGGCTCCGATCTTACAAAGGCACTGCAAAGCCAAGTGAACGCCATCCGTACTTGGAGAACAAATCTGCAAGGACTCATGAAAAAAGGCGTTGACGATGGGCTTATAAAAGAATTGCAAAAAGCTGGTCCAGCCGCAGCGGGTCAAGTGAAAGCCCTCAACTCCATGAGTCAACCGGAGTTGAACAAGTATGTCTCCCTCTGGCGTGAAAAAATGGGGCTTGCTAGAACTCAAGCTACAGATGAATTATCGCAGCTTAGAGAAGAAACAAACAAGAAAATTCAGGACCTGCAAAACAGCCTAACGCCACTCGGAAAATCATGGGAGCGATTTAAAAGCACATGGGCAGATGCGCTCAAGCCATTTGTTGATCTTTGGGGACTAATTGCATCAAAGATAGTTGACATTGGTACCAAAGTTGGACAATTTGTTCAAAAGCTGAATGAAATTAACCCGTGGATCGTCAAGATAGCAGGGATGTTTGTCTATTTAGCCAGTACCATGGTTTTAATTTTGTCTCCTTTAGCCATTGGGATTGGCTATGTAATGGGAGTGAAAGCTGCTTTCGCTGCAGCGTGGGCAACGATTGGTCCATTTATTGAGGGCCTTGGTGCTATGGCAGGGACAATATTAGCTGTAACAGGCATTATCGTGGGATTAGGTGTTGCCTTTTATTATGCCTGGAACCATTCTGAAACTTTTCATAATGGTGCAATCAACGCCTGGAACAGCATCAAAGTTAAAGCGCAGGAAGTATGGGGCTTCATTACCCCTTATATTCATCAGGCAATATCAACAATGACGGCCTTCGCTCAAGAAAAATTAGCTGTTTTGAAATCTTTTTGGGATCAGAACGGGCGTCAAATTATTCAAGCAACCCAAAATGTCTGGGCAGTAATTCAAACAGTGTCTCAAGCGATATGGTCAGTAATGAAGTTTATTTGGCCATTAGTGCTTGGGCTGATTAAAAATATTTGGAATAGCATCAAAGGTGTCATAAATGGTGCCCTAACCGCCATCATGGGGCTAGTGAAGATTTTCACTGGTCTATTCACCGGAGACTTCCACAAAATGTGGGAGGGCGTAAAACAGCTATTTTTCGGATCCATCCAATTCATTTGGAGTTATATGAATCTCATGTTCTATGGCCGTATTTTGAAAATCGGCGGCATGCTATTTAACGGATTACGGTCCATAGCAGTGGTTGGATGGAAATTTATCACTGGAGTATTCCAGAATGGTATTAATGCTACTGTCGCCTTCTTCCGTGGAAATGTTGGCGGCATTTTTACTGCTTTTAGAAACACATTGTCGCTAATAAGAAGCAGTGTATCAGGAGTATGGAATGCCATAATTAGTACCACAAAAAATGTTTTTGGTGCTATTTGGCGCGAAGTTTTAATGGCCTTTACATCGATCAAAACGATTGTTCAAGGCTCAATGACGGCCATTCGAAACATCTTTGTTTTCGGATGGAATGCGATTCGAAACAATTCATCCATTGTTCTGGGCGGAATCGGTAGAGTCGTTGATTTTGTTTTCAACGGCATCACTCGAGTAATATATTCAGTCATTTCTACCATTCGTAATGTTGTAATTGGCGGTTGGAGATATATCTATCTATCTGTATCGAGTATTCTGTCACGATTAGTGGCTACGGTACGCTTACAGTGGTTCGCGATTGGAGTTCGAATTCAACAAACAACGGAATCCATTCGTAAATTCTTAGGAGTAATGTGGGAAAGCATAGCAAATGCCGTTTCTGGATCGGTCAGAAGGGCTCGATCTTTTGTTTCTCAAGGCTTTTCCGCAATGAGGAACCAAGTAGTATCCATCTCGCTGAATATCAAATCAAGAGTTGTCTCGGTATTTGACAATATTGTCAGCGCGGCAAGAAGCCTTCCACAACGAATAGGCAGCGGAATCGCGGCAATGGCCGGAAAGGTTGCCAATGGTATATCAGTTCTAAGAAGTAAACTGTTCAATGGTCTTGCTGGTGCTGTAAATGGCGTAATTGACGGTATTAACACCGTATTAGACCAAATCGGTGTAAAACACAAAATTCAAAAATGGAAAATACCACATTATGCTCAAGGCACGGGCTTCCATCCGGGGGGATTGGCCGTAGTCGGTGATGGCGGCGGACCTGAATTAATCCGTACACCAGATGGACAGGTAGGTCTGTCTCCAGCTACAAGCACGCTTGTTTATCTCCCAAGAGGCACAGAGGTTTTGCCACACGAAAAAACAAAAACACTGATGGATTCAGGAATGTTTCCTGCTTATGCAAAGGGAACTGGTGGCGGACTTCTTCACCAAGCGTGGGAAGGAGTCAAAAGCGTTGCAGGTAAAGCTAAAGATATAGCAGTAGACGTCTGGTCATACCTAGATAAACCTTCCCAACTGATGAAAAAAGTATGGGATTCAATCGGCGTGAGTCTGCCAAATATCGATGGAGCCTTCGGTCTACTTGCTAAAGGTGCCCTTTCTCTCATAAAAGACAAAGCGATCGGCTTTGTGAAGAGTAAACTGGAAGGCTTCCTTTCATTAGGCAGCGGTGGTAAAGGCAGTGTTACTCAATGGATTCGTGCTGCAATGGCCATTACAGGCGTTCCTTCTTCATGGCTAGGACCATTAGTAACCTTAGCAATGCATGAATCAGGAGGAAACCCACGCGCCATAAACTTGTGGGATAGCAACTATCGAGCCGGGCATCCATCGAAGGGGCTTATGCAAACGATCGATTCCACATTCAATGCCTATAAGCTTCCGGGCATGAATGACATATGGAATCCTGTACACAACGCAGTGGCGGCCATTCGATACATGATCGACCGTTATGGTTCGATTGGAAATGTACCCGGAATTAGAAACTTAGCGCGAGGAAAAGGATATGTCGGTTATGCAACAGGAGGAATTGCGACAAAGCCGCAATGGGCAACGTTGGCCGAAAACGGTTGGAAAGAGTACATCATTCCGACCGAACCGAGCATGAGGAAAAACGCACTGGCGCTATTAGCTCAAGCGAATGCAGAGCTGGGATACAATCCAAGTACTGGCGGAAGCACAAGCAACGCCTATACTCCATCTGTGGGTGGATATAGTGGTGGCAAGACTGTCCAAATCAATTATGAGCCACACGTAGAAATAAAAGTGGAAGGAAACGTTGATTCTTCAACAAAACAAAGCCTGAAACAAGAATTCCAACAAATGTTGGATGATCACTATAAAAAGTTACAAACACTGTTTGATCCAGGGGTGGTGATCTGATGGGGAAACTTGGAAATGTAAATTTATTAATTGAATCAGAAAGTGATAGTAGTTCTGTCGATGCCACCTCATATCCTGTTGAAAAAGGGGTTCCGTATACCGATCATGTATCAGAAAAGCCGGATGAGTTTACGCTCACCGGCTATATTATTGGGGACAATTACAAAGCTGATAAAGATTACTTAAAACAGCAAATGAAAAAAGGAACCGTCATGACGTATGTGGGGCGCAATATCGCCAAAAACGTCATCATTTTGAGCATTGACGGGACGGAAGATTCTTCTATTGCCAACGGGGCAAGCGTTTCTATCAAACTTCAAACCATTCGAATTGCAAATACATCGTGGGTGAGTGTTCAAAACAGTGGAAAAAAACAGGTGGTCAGTCAAAAGGCTGCCACAACACCGGTGTACCATGTCACAAAAAAAGGCGATACCTATTGGGGATTGTCTAAAAAATACGGAACATCTATTTCTCAATTAAGAGCGTGGAACAAGTATCCTGACACCAAAATCCCCATTGGTGTAAAGCTTCGCGTGAAATGAGGGATGATGAATGCGCGATTATATCCCAATCGACAAAGATAATCTGCCAGAGATATTCGAAATCGATCTCGCTAACGAGACTTTTGTTCTCGGAATCAACTACAATCAATCCTA